AAATTAAATATAATCACAAATTTCTGTTTTATATTCTGTTCCATCCATAATTACTCGAAATGGTTTACCACAACCAAATATTAATTTATTTTCTATATAGTTATCGCATTGTTCTTTAGAGCAATGTGGATCAATTTGAGTATAATCTATTTTAATAATTCCATGTCTAAAAATACCACAATTTAATTTAATCATAATAATATATTTATCACAGTGTGGACACTGAATAATTTTTTCGTCGTTCACTTTTTCTTCTGACATAAATAATATATAATCTAATAATATATTATTTTTATATATTAATTCTTCCTCTTGTATATTAATTCTTTCTCTTGTATATTTTCTTTTTATATGTTGTTCTTTTTCTATAAATTTTTGATTTTCTACTGCGTTTTCGTCTAGTTTTACCTCCTTTCTTTTTAACAGGAAATTCTGATATACCTTTTATCATAGGATATCTATATTTTAATGGTTTTTCAGGTGGATCTTTTTTTGTATCAGGAGGTAATCCATGTATACCTTCTTGTAGACTTTCATATAAACTATAAATTAATTCTTTAGCTAACCAAGATTCATATAATTTCTCAAATTTATCTCGTCTTTCATTTCTAACAATATTTCTAACAAAAGAAGCTGACATAGCATTTACAGGAACTCTATCAATAACTAATGTATCTAATTTAGCTGGATCTTTTGATAAAGCTTTAAATTCACTCATTTCTTCTCTTGGTAAAATTTGAACATCAACAGAAAATATATTTGGCCATTTAAAGAAAAAGTCTGTAATAGAATCAGCCATATTTTTTCTGTCATCACCAATAATTAAAATTAAATTTACATTAGGAATATCCTCTTTAGCACCAATAATTGGTATTAATGGAGTAAAAGGTGTTGCTCTTGGAACTTCAGGAACACAAATAGTATGGACATTTATTATGTCTATTTTTCTTATTAATTCTATATTTTCACCTGCGTCAAGGATCATTTTTTGTTTTAAAGATTGAACCATAGATTTTAATGTGTCATTACTTAAAACATTTATTTTTTCAGGGCATGGTATAGGGTCATCTTGATTATCATTTGTTTTTGAGAGAATTACATAAACATCATTTACATTTTTATCTATTGCTTCCCTAATTAATGTTTCAACAAGAAACATATGACCTGGGGTTGGTGGGTTCATTCTAGCAATAGAAAAAATAATTGTATTATTATTATTATATTCTATACTCATTATATATATATAATTTTATTATTTTTGAATGATTATATTATTACAAAAGTTTAATCAATCTCAATTAAGTGTGGCATATCACGATATGTATCACTATAAGTATCACTATCGCTATCTGATATTAAATCTGGCATATCACTGTATGTATCATTATCGCTATCTGATATTAACTGTGTCGCATCATAATAAATACTATTTGTATGTATAAAAATATTATTTGTATGTATAAACCAGTTAACCATTAAAATCCAATCTTCCATCTGATTTGTATTTTGATTAATATCTACATTCCCATCTAAAATAAGTTGTTTATCTGAAGCTACAATATTATTTGAAAAGAATAGCATCATGTCTTCATGATATTTATAACAACTAGCTAAATAGTCTAATTGTATATTTTCTTCACCTTCTCTAGATCTACTCATAATTCTTTGATAGCATATTTCAGGTAATGTCTTTATATAAATAACTTTGTGAACTGGAAATTCTTCCAAAAATGTTTGAAACCAAGTTGAATAAATTTGATAATTTACATCTTCCATTTTTCCTGTTTCATGTAACATTTTTGCAAACACAAGTTTATCTGTATAAAGACTTCGTTCAGTAATGATAAAATATTTTTTATCAGATAATAGATCTATACTTTTTAATGCTTCACGCAAAACATTTAATCTAGAAATATAAGCAAGCATTTGAAATGGAAATGAATATTTTTCTTGATCTCCATAAAATTTTTCTAAAATTGTTTTCCCTGTGTTATCTTTAATTTTTTCCCATTCATCTACTGGTTCTTTTAAAAATATAACATGATCATTATTTTTAAAATATTTCTTTAGATATTTCATGAGAGTAGATTTTCCAGATCCAATATTTCCTTCAATAGAAATAACTTCGTAGTTTAGTCTTGCCATTATATAATAGTGTGCTTTTCTTTTATATATATTTTTTAGTTTCATTTTTTTATAATTTAATAAATAAAAAAATTGATTAAGAAAATTTATATAAAGATAATACTACATATTATCAAAACAATGGATTTACAACAAAGAAAGCTTAAGAAATCAGAATGGGACTCTATTGAAATATCCGTTTCTCAACATGAAATGGATGTATTATATATGATTATTAAGGGTTATCAGGATGTTAATGTAAAGATAAACAATCACAATTCTATCTTTACATTTTTGAAAATAGAATATAGTGAAAAAATTGAAGATTATGTATTTATTAGGTTTTTATTAGAGAGAGTTACTAAGATTGAGAAAACTTTAAAAACTTTTCATGCCAGTTATGAAGCTATAAAAATGGACAGTAATGCCAAAGTTAATTCGGCTGATAAAATTAGGTTAGAAAGATTTGATGAGAATACTTTAAAAAAAAATAATATTTATGAATTTATTCTACTAGATCATATTGAAGCACTTTTACGCGGCTTAGAAAAATCTGATAAAAAAATGATACATCTACATTATTATACACTCTATAAGCTAATAAAAAATAATATATTGCGTCTAAATAGGCATATGATTGAATTGACTAATCGCATTCTACATTTATTCGAAGAGAGAATAAACTTCGCGCATATTATTCAATATGCGGTAGAAATTATTGAGAAAAATGAAAGTCTATTAAAATATGGTGATTTAACACTCTATGAGCATCAGAAGGAGATTTTTACAGTTTGTAAAAGTATAAGACCTAAATTAGTTTTGTATATGGCGCCTACTGGAACTGGAAAAACTCTTACGCCAATCGCATTATCTGAAGGAAAAAAAATTATATTTGTCTGTGCTGCTAGACACGTAGGACTAGCTTTGGCAAAAGCAGCAATTTCCGTTAAAAAGAAGATAGCTTTTGCGTTTGGTTGTTCTAGCGCGGATGATATTCGTCTTCATTATTTCGCCGCAAAAGTATTTACTAGAAATAAACGCACTGGTGGAATTGGAAAAGTGGATAATAGTGTTGGTGACAATGTTGAGATAATAATTTGTGACATTCGATCTTATTTGCCAGCAATGTATTATATGCTTGCGTTCTTTCCTGCTGAAGATATTATTATGTATTGGGATGAACCAACTATAACGCTTGATTATGATGATCATGACATCCATAAAACGATTAGAAAAAATTGGCAGGAAAACCAAATACCAAATATAGTTCTATCGTCTGCTACATTGCCAAAACAAAATGAACTCACTGAAACAATTCCGGATTTCTTGATTAAATTTCCTGGTGCGGAAGTTTGTAATATTGTTAGTCATGACTGTAAAAAATCTATTCCAATTGTGAATAAAGATGGATTTGTAGTCTTGCCTCATTATTTAAGCGATAATTACTCTGAGATTTTAAAGGTAGCAAAACATTGTAGTGAATATTTGACACTCATGCGCTATTTTGATTTAAAAGAAGTTGTAGAATTTATTCACTATGTTTATTTTAATAAATATTGTAATGCTAGAACTAATTTGGATAGGCATTTTGAAACCCTTGACGATATTAACATGAAAAATATAAAAGTATATTATTTAACACTTCTTAAAAATATTTTACCAGAAAAATGGAGTGAAATATTTGAATATTTTAAGATTATGAGAAAACCTCGCATATTAGAAAATAATAAAGTAGATACAAAGGGCAATAAAATTACAAAGGTAAAGAGTATTGGTCCTGGTGTAATAGTTGAAAGTGTTAAACCAAATTCTTTGTCTGGAGCACCACTAATTAGATTAGCAAGTGAACAAATTACTTCTATTAGAACTGAAGAGCCAAAAGGAACATCAGGTGTTTATGTAAGCACAAAAGATGCGTATACATTAACAGATGGCCCGACAATATTTATTTCAGATGATGTTGAAAAAATTGCCAAGTTTTGTATCCAGCAAGCAAATATTCCTGCGATTGTAATGGAAGATTTATCAAAGAAAATTGAATATAATAATGCGATTAATGAGCGATTATCTGTATTGGAGTCAGAAAGCGAATTAATTAAAGAACAAAATGAGCAGCAGGCTAAAAATAGTGTATCGACTTTTCATAATGGTAGCACAATTTCAGGTAGAAATAAAGGTAATAAAGATACTAAAAAGGCATCACGTGATACTCCTGAGGAAATGGAAAGTCATGGAAAGTTAAATAGATTAACTCAAGAAATAACTTCACTGCGCATAATGATTAAATCAGCTACGCTAAATGATACATTTATACCCAATAATAAATTACATCTAGAAAAATGGACAAAAGATATTGATAGTAAAGGTGCTTTTACTAGTAATATTGACGAGCAAACGGTTTGCGATATAATGGCATTAAATGGTATTGAAAATTCTTGGAAGGTCTTGCTGATGATGGGAATTGGAGTATTTATTAATCATGAGAATATTGCTTATACGGAAATTATGAAAAAGTTAGCTGATGAACAAAAGTTATATATGATTATTGCTTCTAGTGATTATATTTATGGAACCAATTATCAATTCTGTCATGGATTTCTAAGTAAGGATTTAAATTTGACACAAGAAAAAATTATCCAAGCTATGGGGCGAATTGGTAGAAATAATATTCAACAGACTTATACGGTTCGATTTCGTGATGATGAACAGATTTCAAAGTTGTTTACTTCTGAGACAGAGAAGCCGGAAATTATAAATATGAATAGACTGTTTAATAGTAAGAATGTTATTTGGAGAGAAAATGAATATCTTGAGGTTCCAGAGGTAGATGAGAAAACTGTTGAGGTAGTAGAAGAAGTTTAAATAGTTTCTAAATATTAATCTTCTAAAAATTTTATAAAAAATAATTATATAAAATTTTTTTATAAAATTTTTTTATTTAATAATAGTGATTATTATTTATCATTTGAAGTTTTATTGTATTCATATACTTTTTCTCTTAAAGTTGTATAATATTCATATCTTTCTTTTGATAGTTCTGATTTATATACTTTACAATTTCCAGTAGAAATTTTTTCTGTTTTTTTCTTATCTATAGCTGAGTTAGAATTATTTTGAATAAGTGTATTATATATTTTAATAGTTTTCCATCCTTCTAATACTTTTTCAAAAATAAAAATAACTTCTTCTCCAGTAATATCGCGTTTTGAAGTTCGTTTTTTCTCTCTTCTTTCTCTTTTCATTTGTATAAAATCTTTTTTGTATTTGTTATCCATTTATAAATAACAAATATTTTTATATATTTATACATTTATTTCTATAAATTGTTTTAACAAATTTAAATAATAATCATATCTTTCTTTAACTAATTCTGATTCATAAATAATTGATTTTTTATTTTGTAAATTTCTTTTTATATTTTTAATAATATCAATCGTAACATTATTTTTGTTTTGTTCTATGAAATAATCTAAAATTTGAGTTGGGTTCCATTTTTCTATAAATTTTTCAATTACAAATATAATATCATCTGCATTTATTTTTCTCTTTGATAAATTAAGTTCTTCTTGTGTTAAAGATTTTTTTGTCTTCTTTTCTTCATTACGACATACAATTTCACCATTTTTAATTCTAGTTATTGTATGTCTTGGTAAATCAAACAATTTTTGTATATCTATATTTTTATTTCCTTCGTTCAATAAATTTCTTACTTTTATGATAACTTCATCACTTACACCTCCTTTTACATCTCTAATAGCAAGAGACATTTTTTTCTTTGTTTCTTCTGAAAATGTTTTACCATAATTATGATTTCCTTCTCCTTTCATTTTTTCAGATTTATCTTTATAAACTTGTTTGTTATGAATTTCTTTACAAATTTGTTCTTTCAGACATTTTAATCTTAATGTTTCTAAATAACCTTCTTTTCCTTTCTTATTTTGATTTAAATCAGTGAATAATTCTATTTCATGTTTCTCTCTATTACAAATTTTATACATTATTTCTTTCATTGATAATTTATCTGTATTCAAAAACATTTGAAATGCGTTAGCTTGATTATATTTAACAATTAAATGTGGTATTATTAATCGTATAAATTTTAAACAATCAATATTTTTATAAATTTTTAATTCGTGTGTTTCTACTTTACCAAACCCTAAAAATTTTGCGATTTCATGTAATATTTTTGGATGATTTTTTTGTGCGATAGATATGCAATATGAAAATGTATTATTTTTTATATATATACATCCTTCAGCATCAAATAATCCAGCAATATATTCAATATTTAATCTTGTTAAAAATATGTCATCTAATTCACAAATTTTATTTAGATTAGAACATTTTAAATATAATTTTTCTTTTTCTTCATATTTATTTGGTAAATTTGCAAGTTTGTTAAATTCATATAAATATTGATACTGATTTTCTTTAATAATTAAACTATTTTGTAAATAATCTACCAATACATGATATTCATTATTTCTAATTAATAAATTATATTGATTTCTAATATTATGTTTATGATAATATTCATTATTGTCATCCATTAAATTTATTGCTTTATCATTTCTATTAGTTGAAGATGTTATACTTCCTCCAAAGTGGTATCTTACTATCTGCAAAATGTTCGTTCGACATTGAGTTATTGTAAAACCAGATTGATACCCATCGGTAATTTTTCTTATAAAAATACAACCATCACCATCTATAAATCCAGCAATATAAGATGGATGCGGGGGATTATATTTAAATCTATCTAAATGTATTTGATTGTCAGTTTCAATTGTATCGGTCATTGTATATTGTAACATACACACTTGTATTTAAATTGTTTTCAATTTTAATATTTTAATGTAATAATTATAATATTAAATTTTATGATGTAACAAAATATAAATGTATTAATAATATCGCACGATATATAGTGCTTAGTTGGAGTATGCAAGCCCGCCCCTTATACATACAATTTTTATTAATTTTCATTAATAAATTGGACTATTCCTTAAGTCTTCATTGAAAGTTGCTAACTTTCTCAGACCCATTCCATTATAGTCTCTGAACCTTCTCCATGTGCTTGCTTTGGCGCATTTAGGAGCTTGGCTGCAGATTATCCAATCCTTTTCGTTATTACTATGCCCTAGGTCATTACCCCGGGTATTCAAAATGTTTTCACATAATGAAGTAGTAGAAAAGGCTATCAGGATGTTCCTGCAATTTAGAAATGTTGCCTCCAGCTGACTTGATAGTCAGAAAGAGACTAGCTGGTTATATAATGCGAAATGTATCATTTCGCATATTTGCTTTACACTGTTTATCCACATTAAGAAGCAAATATCTAATGTGGCAGCCAACTGTTTGGGACAGACGGAATCAATCCCAGACATAATTCTTAGAACATTATAGTTGGTAGCATAAACGCGCACTTTGGCAGTCTTGGTACCCTCAACAGTGGCGTTGGAGAGAACAAGCTGAAGAGTGGCGTTATCAATTCTGGAGAAGTTACATGTTCCAGAAGGCTGGTGTTCCTCAGGTCTGAGGGCGAAGGAGTACACGTTGATACCCTCATCAGGGTTTCTGGTGTGAGCCTGGTAAGGTTGGACCCAAGAGAAGTAAGAACCTTCACGCTCAGAGAAGCGGTCTTGGCCGTTAAGCTGGAGCTTAGCGGTGACGACAGGGTTCTGTCCCCAACAATGCATGTCCAAAGAGGTCTCAGTAAGGACGAATGTTCCGGCATCAGAGACACCAGAGTTATCGAGGTGAGATCCACCGCTGGCGGCAACAAGAGCAGCAATATCGGCAGGAGTGCTAGGGTTGAGTTGAACAGCATCTCCACCAAGTCCAGGCTCATTGTAAGGGTTGGAAGGACCATGCCAGTATCCAGTGAAACCAGGGAAATAACTATCAGGTTGGTAGTCAAGAGCACCGGCATCTTGGAAGAGACCTTGGGCATTGATGAAGGCATTGCTATCAGCAGCAACAGAGGCAGGACCTCCGAAGGCGTGGACAGCGTTAGGAAGAGCATCAATAGCATCAGTGTAGTTGAATGGCTGAGCACCAAGGACCTTGAAGAGAAGAGCATCACAGGTCAAAGAAGAACAGTAGTCAACGTTCTGATCAGGCTGGACAACCCAGATGAGCTCCTTAACAGGGTGGTTGAAGTTAAGCTTGATCTTATTAGAGGAAGAACCGACAGACTCGTCACCAGTGAACTGGAGCTGAGTAATAAGATACTCGTGAGGGTTCTGTGCCATTCTGCGGCGCTCATCAGTGTCAAGGAACACATAGTCCACATAGAGGGAAGCAGCGACCAAAGACTGATTGTAAGCAATGGTAGCAGGGACAGGGCGTCCAACAGTGTATTGACCAGCAGCACCAGAGTAAGGGTTGCTGTTGCAGTTAAGGGTAGTAACAGCCCAGAGACACTCATCAATAGGACGAATATCAAGGTTGATCTTGACCTCGTGGTATTGAAGAGCAATCAAAGGAAGAGCAAGACCAGGGTTGGTGTTGAACCAGAATTGAAGAGGAATATAAAGGGTAGTCTCAGGAAGAGCATTACGAGGAGCACACACTTGACGAGGAGCCAAGGAGTCACAAGGAGACTCAACATCAGAGAAAGAAGGATCAGTGATGAAGGTAAGTTGAGTAGTGTTACCAATCATCTTAAAGTAACCTCTCTGTTGTTCAGAGGTCATTGTAAGTTGGTTCCAGATGTGCATCCAGTCACCATATTGACGGTCAATTCTTTGACCACCGATCTCAACCTCAACCTGGGCAATAAGTTGTTCTCCAGGGTAATCGAGCCAACGGGCATAAACACCGGTATTTTGGCCAGTTTGGTAGTTTCCGAGACCCATAAGTTGGTTGATCTCAGGAAGAGTAACTTGAAGATATGTGCGGTAAGCAAGATCACCATTTCTGGAGATCACGCACTGGACACGGCGACCAAAATCAGCCTGACCGTTGAAAGTCTGTTCAATAGACTCAATAGCAAAGTTAGTGTAACGACGATAAGTAACTTTCCAAAAAGTAATCTGCGGGTTACCAGTAAGGTAAACATCCTGGGCGCCATAGGCAACCAATTGCATTAAACCACCTCCCATTTTATAATTATGCTAAAGAAAAAAATTTTTTGAAATTTAATTTAATTAATTTAATTAATTTAATTAATTAAATTTAATTAATAAATAATTTATTACCTAGCAAAAAATTATTTAAGAAATTACTTTATTTAGATCTAAATTTGTGTTCATAAATTTAAGTAAATATGTGTCTTCAAATACCTCTTTTTTATTTTCATGATTTTTACTGAATACATACGACTCATTTTTCTTTTTAACACTCCAACCATGCTCTATAGAATTATATAAAATTAACATTTTTTGAAATTTAATTGCGTCAACTTTAATATTTTCATTTTCTAAATCTTTTAAGGAAGCTAAAGTTAATTGGATATCCATATTACTTTAAAAAAAGAAAAGTATTCATTTGTTTAAACTTGTTTTATAGCAATACTAGTTTACTATTGTAAAAATAATATGAATATTAAAATACTAATTGTATTTATAGTATTTCAACAATAATTAAAATATTATTTATAATTATTTTTAATTAAATAAATAAGTATTTTATATTTAAAAGAATGCCGTCATTTAAACCAAAAACTAATAAAAAAATTAAGTATAATAAACAGTCGGCAATTACATTGGATATAAAGCATAAAGAGTTTTTAAATGAATTTTCTAAAGATGAAAATGATCGGATACCTAATTTAAAAATAGAGAGACACGAACTCAAACAACAACTTTTAGAAGATCTAACAATCGAACAGCAACTTGAAATTACAGATAAAATTAATGAAATTTCTCAGCAAATTAAAGAAATTAAGTCTAGAAAAAAAGGTTATTTTCTTGATAATTCAAAATTTATATTTGATTATTTTGAAAATAAGAAAAATATATCTGATGGAAATAAAGTTCAAGTAAACTCTAATAAAACTAAATTAGTCAATACTTTTTTTAAAATTAAACCAGAAAATGAAAATTTTAAACTTGCTCAGAGAGAAAATAGCAACATTGTTAAAAATTATTTAAGTAATATTGATGACGGGTTTTTGGATGTAAATTCTTTTGTATATCAAACAGATATATGTCATATTTGTAATAAAGGTGAATTAATTCCTTTAGATGATGAAGGTATATTAGTATGCACATCTTGTTCTAGAGTAGTTCCTTATTTAATTGAAAATGAAAAACCTTCCTATAAAGAACCACCAAAAGAAGTATGTTTTTATGCTTATAAAAGAATAAATCATTTTAAAGAAATATTAGCGCAATTTCAAGGGAAAGAAACTACTCAAATACCTTTGGATGTTATTGAAAATATTAAACTTCAAATTAAAAAAGAGAGAATTGAATTATCTCAAATTACAAACATAAAAACAAAAGAAATTCTAAAAAAACTAGGTTATAATAAATATTATGAGCATATACCATTTATAAAAGATAAGCTAGGTATTAAACCACCTATTATGTCTCCAGAATTGGAAGAAACTCTATGTAATTTATTTATTGAACTTCAATCACCATATTCTAAATTTTGTCCAGATGATCGTGTTAATTTTTTAAATTATTATTATACTGCTTATAAATTATGTGAACTTTTAGGCGAAGAACAATATTTGGCATTTTTTCCAATGTTAAAAGATCCTGAAAAAAGAATGGAACAAGATGAAATATGGAAAAAAATTTGTCTTGATTTAGATTGGGAATTTATACCAACGATTTAATTATTTGTAATAATTTAATGACATGATTTATGATTAAATTATTTTATCTAATTACGTTATATAGTTTATCTAATTGGTTGGTTTATATGGAAATAATTTTGTTAAATTTGTATTATAAATAGAAAAATTTGGATCGTTAGTATTAGCACCTACTCCGTTTCCAAAACACATACCTCCTTTAAAATTTTTTTTCTTATTAGTTCTTATCTTACTTAATTTTCTTTTAGTTTTTCTTTTCGATTTTTTATTAGTTTTTCTTGTTTTTCTTTTAGATTTTCTTTTAGATTTTTTACCACCCAACCACGATGGTTCTTCTTCTTGTTCTTCTTCTTGTTGTGTATTTTCATCTTTATTAAATTTATTCATTACTTCCCCCGCTATTTTATTTTTGTTTGCCTCCATGAATACTATTCTATCTTCTTCATTCAGATTTCGATTTTCATTTTCACTTAAATAATTATTCAAAAAATAATTCCACGTAATTCGTATTAGTTGCATTTCATAATTTTTTTCTTTAAGTCTATCTATATCTTCACTACTAAAACCTAATTGCTTTAATTCTTCATCATTTTCAGATGTAAGTGACATATAATATATAAGTATACAATATTTTACGAATTAATTTATAAAAATATTATTTTATTAAAATTATATAAAATAAAATTTATTAATACTAATTATAGTTTAAAAACCTCCAGGGAAGTGGACTAAGTTGGCTCCAATACCGAAACCAGCTCCAGATCTAGCAGTTGCTCCAATAGAAGGAACATATGTATCAAGAATGCTAAATGTAGCAGCAGCAGTTAAGGCAATTAAAACTATTTCCTCAATATTCAAGGAACGTTTAGGGATCGCGTAAGCAGCAATAGCAACCATCAAACCTTCAACAAGGTACTTAATTATTCTCTTAACGAGTTCACTAACATTGACAAGTCCGTTCATTATATTAAATAATAAGAAAAAAAAAATATATATTGCGATAAAATACTTAAAATTAAATAATTAAATTAATTAAAATGGATCGTTCTAAAGACAAGAATTCTAAGAAACAAAGTTTTGAGAGAAAAGAAATTAATGGAAAACCAAATCCTAAATATATTGATTTATTAGATGAAGATAAACCAATTGCTGGACAAAAATTTGTATGTGTTTCTTTTTGTTCTCCTGAAACAATTTTAAAGAAAAGGGAATTATTCTTTTTTGAAGAGTTCCTAAAGAAATGGGACTTTAATAAATCTATGGAAAAATTTATCCAATTTCTAAATTTTCTTTCTTTTAAATACAACATTTCATTTGACGATGTTTCAAATGATTTTAAAGATTTTGTAAAGGATGAAAAGGATAATTTAACTGGAACAGCACTTGAAGATGAGTATAAAACTTTCTTAGATAATAATGAAGCAGAACTTGAAAAGCAGTTTAATTTAAAAAATAATTTTCAAACAAGCACAAGAGGTATTAAAATTCGCGGATCTTATCCTAGTCAAGAGGAAGCGGAATTAAGATGTAAAATGTTGAGAGAAGTTGATGATAAACATGATATTTTTGTTGGTCCTGTTGGTATGTGGATGCCATGGGATCCAGAAGCTTATAAGACAGGTCGTGTAGAATATATGGAGGACGAGCTTAATCAGTTGATGAGTGAAAAGCAAAAGAATGAAGGCAACGCAAAAACTGCTTTTGAACAGCGTGTCAAGGAAACCAAGAAGAAAGCTATTGAGGAAAACATTAAGAATGCTGAAAAATCCGGCAATGTTTTAACTCAAACTGTTGATGATGATGGTAACCTTATTGGTATAAATAATGCCAATACACAAGAATTTGCTTTGAAGAATCAAGAAAATATTTCTACCGCAGATATTTGTAGCGAGTTATTTGAAGGAGAGAATATTGTTGTTGGTAAGACAGATAATGGTCAAAGTCAGTTAGTTAGTGGACCTTTTGCTCAACCTTTAAAAAAGGTTGAACCAAATAAATAAATATAAAAAATAAAATATATTGTAATAAATAAAAAATTAAGCATAATAAATATTTAAAACTAATTAAATATTTATAATAAAATGTCTCACAATATAGATAAAATAATTTATATTAATTTGAATAAAAGAACAGACAGGAGGAATGAGATTGAACAAGAACTCAATAATTTTGGATTAGAATATGACAGATTTGAAGCTATTGAAACACCAAATTTTGGTGCAATCGGTTGTTTTAAATCACATCTTTCTGTGTTAAAATTAGCAAAAGAGAGAAATTATCAGAATATTTTAATTTTAGAAGATGATTTTATATTTTTAGTGTCAAAAGAAAAATTTGAACAAAATTTATCTGATTTTTTCTCTCTTAATTTACCATTTGATCTTTGTATGTTATCATATAATTTAATAAAATCGGAAGAGCTTGAAAATAATCTTGTAAATAAAGTTATTGAAGCTCAAACCGCATCTGGTTATATTGTAAATAATCATTATTATGATAAATTAATTCAATTGTATGAATGGGCTTTACCATTATATGAAGAAACTGGCGCACATTGGATATATGCTAATGATCAAATATGGAAACAATATCAACCAAATGATAATTGGTATTATTTTAAAACTAGGTTAGGAAAACAATCCTGTTCATATAGTGATCTTGGTAAAGAAGTTGTTGATTATCATTGTTAAACTATATGTAAATATTTATAGTTATAAATTATTAAACGCAATAATAATAATCATTTATAATAATTTTATTCTTAACACATCTGCTCATTTTAGCTGTAGAAAATCCTTCTGCTTGAGATGCCTTTGCTATAGTATCCCATGTTCCTAATAATTCATTTGAAACATTCATTCTTTTATATACTTTTTTACCAGTTGATGATATTAATTTTGGTTTATAATCATGTTGTTTTAATGATAGACCATAATAACCTTCGTTATTTCCTTCATCAGTCCATACAGTTGCTTTTAGAGCATATGGAGAAGCATTTAAATATTCTTTCATTTCTTTCATATCATTATCGGATAATTCTTTACCAATTGAAATTTTCCATTTTTGGTATTCTCTCAATAATACCGAATTTAGAATTTTTCCACAATCAGAAAATTCACATACTTGGAATAAAAAAGTTTCGATTTGTGAATTATCTTGTGTTTTTTTATATTCAACAGATCTTAATTTTATACCTAGATAACCGTGATTTCCTTGAATACGCTTTGGTTTAAATCTAGTATCCATATAATTTTTAAGTGCGTGAAATACTTCTTTTGAAGGTTTTACTTGGCTCCATAAACGATAACGACCTTCAATATTTACTGACAATTCTTCTACATCAGGTCTTACAATACAAATGCTATTTACAAATCCATTAAATTTAATATTTAGTTCATCTTCTGGTAATAATACATTTTGATAAACTGATTGATTTTCCAAATTAACTGTTTCGATTACTTTTTCTTTGGTTTCTAATTTTTCTCTCAAATTATTTATTTCAATAGTTTTTTCATGTAATAATATTTTATTTATATCTAATTGTTTATTCAACTCTTTATTTTCATTTAATAATTCTTCATTTTCTTTCATTATTTTATTAAAATTATCAATACTATATGTTTTTGAATGAATAATATCTTTAATATGTTTATTTAATTTTTCAATTGTAAAATTAGTAGAATCGTAAGCTATAATTTCTGTTTTATTTTTACCATTAACTTCTATACTACGAATTTGTCTTTTAATTTTTGGATATGTCTTAATAAGATTTTCTATTTCTACCTTATTTTGAACGCGATACGCATTTACTAAAATGAAATTATAATATTTTTTTCTATGGTCTACTACTCTTGTTCCCAAATCATTTGTATGTCCAAATTTGATTAATTTCTCTCCTGTTTCATTTGTATTATCAATTGTTCCAAAATAAATACATTCTGTATTTAATGGAAACTGTATGATGATTGCTTGTTCTAGAGCTTTTTGATTTTCTTTTTTTAATAATATTTTTTCTTGTTCTGTAGATTGTTTTATTTCTAAAATAATATTATCTTTTTGTTCTAATTGAAGTTTTAATTCATTCGTTTCTTCTTCTACTATTTCATGTAATGTTTCTTCTAATTTTATATAATATTCATGAATTTCAGACGCTTTTTTTGTTTGTGCTTTTAAACATAATGATTTAAAACATTTAATGGTTAGCATTATAGTTTGTTTATTTTGACCTCCATTTTGCTTAACAGATGTTTCTAAAACCGCTCCTCCAACTTGAGGAGCGGTTTTTTCATTAATGGTTAAAACCGCTTTGGGTAAAGGCAAAGCGGTTTTGAAATCTACATCTAAATTAAAGTGTTTTTCAAGTAACCTTTTACAATCTATTTTTTGACTAAAACCCAACCATTTCCATATATCATCTAAATTAACTACAAAATCAATATTTTTATCATAATTTAAATAACAATAAAAGCTACTAATAAATAATTGTTGTTCAAAACCAGTAAATTTTTCTTTGATTTTATTTAAAAATTTACTATTATATGTATGTGAAAGCCTGGTAATAGGGTTCTTTTCAATAAGTTCAATGATATTTAACTCTTGCATCTTATTATAATATATATTATAAGATACTCTTTAAGTAGTTGTAAGTGCTTTTATATTTTAAAAGTGCTTTTTTATAAAGTGAAGTCGCTTTGGGTAAAAGGAAAGCGGTTTTCTTACCATTTATTTGCCTTTTTGACACTGATTTTGGGGCCAGCACCACGTTTTTTCATTTTATTTGGGTCATATGGCTCATCCTCATCTTCATCTTTCATATTTTTAGATAATTCCCAGAATTCTTTAGACCCTAATCTGAAGTCATTATGGTTATCGGCTTTATACCAAAACACCTGATCATGTAGTTTATTAGATTTTGAGTTATTATTTATTACCAAGCACTCATAATTTTCAGTACACTGGTCCATTACCTGACAAAAGCTCTCAAATGTTGGAAACATGCCAGCATAATTTTCATAAATACGTTTTCTATTAGCAATGTAATTTTCTCTTAAAATAAAAACATAATCTATATTGGTTCTTAGTGTCGGCGGAATTCCAAGAGGATATTGCATTGTGATGACTAACATGACCTTCCAATGTCTGCCATTCATGAATAAAAGTCGCATCATTTTATCACGCGCCCATGTGTTATCATATAAACAATCATCTAAAATAACAAATGCTCGCGGATCAATATTACTGCGTTTATAAGTTTCCATCTCTACCTTTACTTGTTTTAAAACGGTTCGTTGTCTTTTTAAAATATTTTCAATAATAGCTGTATTGTATTCATTATGAATAAATAATTTTGGCACCATTTTACCATAAAAACCATTTCCTTCTTCAGTTCCTGATATAACAGTTCCAATTGGAATTTCTTGTTGATAATAAAGTAAATCCCTCACCAAAAATGATTTACCTGTATCACGCTTACCAATTAATACAACTACAGGGCCTTTATTTTCAGTTGGTTTAAAACTAATCGACTTCATATCAAATTTTTTTAATTCTAATGTCATTTTATTAATTTTAGAAATTATTTTTTATTCTTTTTTACGCAAACTTAATTACAAATTAGTATATTAATAATTAAATAATTAATAAGTTAAAAGTTTGTAGAATTAATATATTATTTAGCTAAAGGAATGATAAATGTACATTATCAAAAAAGAAAAAATGGAGATCTTTTTAAATGTTTAGAAAATCCAAATGGACTTTTTCTATCAGATTTACAAAATTATATTCCAATTTATACAAAATTTTTTTCATTAAATGAAACAAATTATAATAATATTAATTTAAACCATCCATGGTGTATAAATTTTGTAAATGATACATCTGAAAATAACGATTATATAAAAATATATAATTGTAAATTAAAAAATTATGAAAATGATAAAGTTAAACACAAAGATGTATTTTTTAAATTAGCACCATTATTAGATCCATACAAATATTTGATAGGTAAGTATAATATATTGGATCCTAATTTATTTAATTTACCAAAAATTGAAACAATAAATAACAATTATCATCCTAAATTTATGGATACTAATAATGCTGCTTATGTAGATGGATTATTTATATTTTTAACTAGTAAATTATTAGAAAAACACAATTTTATTCATGGTGTAGATTATTATGGATCATTTTTAGGTATTAAAAATAATTTTACATTAAACGTATTTGATGATATTGATTATTTAAATAATTCTGATTTTTTTAATAAAAATAAAAATAGTTTATTTAAAATTGATAATTATGAGCATTTATTTCAAAATGAAACTCAAAAGCTTAAACCAATAAATATTCAACACGATATAAGTGCTAAATCTATGTTATCTATTAAATCTTTTGATAATGAAATATTTGAAAATATTTTTGAAGAAAACGCAAATGGGTTATCAAATAATGTACTAGTTGATTTAGAAAATATTGTTTCTGACAATATTTTAAATAATGATGATAAAACAGTAACACTAAGGTCTAGCTCTACTTGTTCATCTAGATCATCTCATACTTCAATAGAAGATGATAAGGAAGATGATAATGAACATGATAAGGAATATGATGATGAGGAAGATGAAGATGAGGAACATGAAGATGAGGAAGATGAAGATGAGGAAGAGGAAGATGAGAAAGATGAAGATGAGGAACATGATGAAGATGAGGATGAGGAAGAGGAAGAAGAAACTATTAATGTTAGTATACCTAAGTTCCCAGTTCAAGTAATTTGTATGGAAAATTGTGAAAATACATTTGATGATTTAATTTTAAATAGTGATTTAACAAAAGAAGAATGGTATTCAGCATTTATGCAAATAATTATGATTTTAATTACATATCAAAAAGCGTTTAATTTTACACATAATGATTTACATACAAATAATGTTATGTATATTCAAACAAATAAAAAATTTATTTATTATTGTTATAAAAAAAAACATTATAAGGTTCCTACTTTTGGTCGATTATTTAAAATTATTGATTTTGGTAGAAGTATTTATAAATTTAATGGTAAGATATTTTGTAGCGATAGTTTTCAAATAGGAGGAGATGCTGCAACACAATATAATACAGAGCCATATTTAAATGACAAAAAACCTAGATTAGAACCAAACTATAGTTTTGATTTATGTCGTTTGGCATGTTCTATATTTGATTATCTAGTTGATGATATTGAAGAAGTTAAAGATTTAAGTAAATGTGATGACCCAATAAAACGACTTATTGTAGAATGGTGTTTGGATGATAAAGGAATTAATATGTTATATAAAAATAATGGAACTGATAGATATCCTGATTTTAAATTATATAAAATGATATCAAGGTGCGTTCATAATCATACACCACAAGCACAATTAGATAGACCAGAATTTAATGCTTTTTCAAAATTTAAGGGAGATATTTCATCAGATGTAATAAATATTGATAATATTTCTGTTTATGTATAAAAATTAAAATAAAGTGTTCTTTTTTTTAATAAAATTTTAAATTTTTAACTTAAATATATATTTATACAAATTATATAAATATATATGAATAATTTAATAGTACACCAATTATCTTATTGTATTCCAGATGAAAATATATTTGATTTTTATAATATAAAAGATAAAAAACATATTGTTATTTATGATATAATACAAGAAGAAAATTTAACTTATCGTTTTGGAGCAGATCAAGAAAAAGAATATAATGAACATTACCAATTATATATAAAATTAATTAAATATATATTTAATTATATAATTATATATTTAATTATATATTTAATTATATATTTAATTATATAATTATATATTTAATTATATAATGACTTCATATGGATTTATAATAACAAGACATGTTAATTCTGAAAAAACAAATAGATACTGGAACCATTCTATAAAATTATTAAGAAGACTATATCCAAATAATAAAATAATTATTATTGACGACAATAGCGATAAAAATTTTTTAAAAGCGGATTTTGACTATATAAATGTAGAAATTATTGTATCAGAATTTAAAGGACGTGGAGAATTATTACCTTATTATTATTATATTAAATATAAATTTTTTGATAACGCAGTAATTATACATGATAGTGTATTTTTTCATAAAAAAATTAACTTTGATTTATTAAATAATATAAATGTTATACCTTTATGGTTTTTTTACCCAGATAAAGAAAATATAAATAATACATTAAGAATAACTAATAATCTTAAAAATAAAATATTAATAGAACCACAATTATCATTCAATAATATTGTTATTGGATTACCTCATAATAAGTGGTATGGTTGTTTTGGTGTTCAATCATATATTAATCATGGATTTCTTTTACAATTACAAAATAAATATAATTTAATAAATATGATTTCATCTGTTTCTTGTAGAGCAGACAGATGTTGCTTAGAGAGAATTTTTGGATGTATATTTTATACGGAAAATCCTAAAATTATAAAGCAAAAATCACTACTAGGTAATATACACGAATATAATATGTGGGGTTTAACATTTGATGATTATATGAATAAATTAAAGAGTAAACAAAAAATAAGACCAATTATAAAGGTTTGGACAGGACGTTAAAATCCAGGATTATCAGTAAATATTGGCGTTGCGTTTGATCCACCTTTAATACTATTAATCATTGGATTTAACTGTCCTATAATAAAATCGCTTGCTATTACACTAAAATATACCAATAGCGCATCTCTAATTAATAATTTAAATGGTTTGCTTTCTTTTTCTATAAAACGCATTTCAATAAATTTGGCAATTAAAAATACAATAGATATAATACCAGCAACAACAAATATGTTATTCATTTAAAATATTAAAAGTATTATTATTAATAAATTTTACGCAAATTATTCTAAAACCTCAATATCATCTATTAATAGATCTGGTAATAAATCAAGTCTTGGTTCTTCAATATTATGTATATCTAATGTATCTAACTGAAATGACTGATCTGAAATATTTATTTTGTCATTATCATCTTCTTCATTTTCTAATTTTCTTTGTTGATAACGCATTTCACTTATTTGTTCTAATGTTTCTAAATCTTTTGGTGCATTAATGGTAGACATATTACCATCTTCAGTTTTAACAAAATCAATATCATTAAAACTTAATTGACTTTGTGGAGATTGTATTGATTGACCATATGCCATAGTAGGTACTTGTGATTGTCCAGCTACTATAGGTGCTTTAATAGGTTCTTCAGTTATTTGCTCTTTAATTTCTTCTACAACATCTTCTTCTATAGTTTCATCCATATAAGCTTTTAAAATTGCTTCTACTGGAATACTTTCTCTCAAAGTATTTAATAAACATTCTTGAACAATAATTTCTAATTCTCTGTGATTTTTTTGAACTTGTAATGGTGGAATATTTAGTTCAAATAAATAGACATTTTTATAAAATTTTCTTGCTACATTAATGTAAGTTTTATGAATAAAATCATCTAATTTTGGAATATTAATATCTATTTTTTTCTGTTTTTGACCAACTCTCATAGCAGTTAAAATTTTTAATTGAATTATGTGAACACATGTAACTAAATCTTCTAAATAATTACATCCTGATTTTTCACAAATTCTTTGTCTTTCAGCTTCAATAAGCTGTGTATTCCATTTGGGAACTCTTGAAATAAAATTTTGAAATGTCATTAAATATTTTTCTTGTTCATTATTATCTTTACAAATTTTTATTGCTTCATCTAAAATAGACTTATATCCTTCAATAATAAGAGGAGTAAGAATTGTTACTAGTCTAGATCCCCATTCATTCTTGGATTCATGAAGTGCGCTTACATTAAAATCGTCCATTTACATAAAACTAATATTTTCTAAAGAGACTTCTGAACTTAAAAATAAAAAATTTAATATAAATAAAATAAGCAGTTTTTCATTTCTAAATTCTTTTCTTATACGATTAAAACACAGTAAACATTCGTATTTTTTTTCATTTGTTATTATATTTTCTAAAAAATTGGTGTTTTCTAATAAATTTAAAATATCTAAAGAACTATATGCTTTTTCGTAAAGTTTATTACATAAAGATATTAATTCTTCTATTATAATTTTTTTATTTATTAATTTTTGTAATTCTTTTTTAAGCCAATCTTGATGATGATTTTTTATATCTTTCATATTAAATACACAATTTAAATTATATTGGTAAATATTTTCAGTCTTTCCATTTATTACTGGTTCTGAAACATAAATTTCGCAAAATCGTGATAAAATTGGTTTCATTAAATTATATTTATCTTCAGCAATAATAAAAAATCTGGTATTATGACTAAATAATTCAATACATCTTCGTAAGGCAGATTGAGCGTCAATTGTTAGTTTATCCGCATTTAATAAAATTATACTTTTAAAAATATTTCCACCATTAGAATTAATATGTGTTTTAGCAAATAATTTTAATTCTTCTCTTATAAATTTAATGCCTTTACCATGTGAACAATTTACATACATAACAAAAGATTTAATCTTATCTTTATTATTATCATAAATTTTATGAATAAATTCGTTAACGATTGTTCTTTTTCCACTGCCAGATGGTCCATGAAATATCATATTTGGTATCTTATGTATTTTATAAAAATAATCTAATTTTTCTTTTATATTTTGATGAATTTCTAATGCCATAGATTAACTATATTAAAATAGAAAGTGTTTTTATATTTTAATATAACGTAATTAATAAAATAAATTTATCAGTTAATAACTAAATTACGTAATTACATAATTACGTAATTACGTAATTACATAATTACATAATTTTATTTAATAATTC